GTCACGCACGGACCTCCCAACTCCCTCTGTCACCGAGGAATTTTCGCAAGTTGCTTCTTACATTAACTTGCCAGCTTCAAAGCTCTTTCGTACAACATATCGATCGAGTTTTCGCCTAACCCCCTCAGAACACCTGGCATCTCTGAAGAGTTTAACTCAAGTATAGCTTCAAGACCTCCAACTGACTGCTGCATCTTACTAATCAGATCCTTCTCCGTTATATACGGTTCGAAAGTCCTTTTATAAGTCACATACATGCCATAGATTATATGCCATGGAGAATAAACGTCATACTTCCGTTCCCTCTCATTATGGATGAGATTGATAAGGAGTTGTTTAGGCTCCTGATATTCTCCTCCGTCTCTCCACTCTCGTTTCAAGAACTTTGGATATACAGTTGTATTTCCGGCGTCACTCTTTTCAGGCTTAACCGTTACACCGAACGTTTTCGTAATGTACTCCGAAACTCGAGCAATGTACGACTTTGAATGAATTGCTTTGTGAGAAAACCTCACGCAATCATCACCCATCGCCATTATCCTCCAGTTATCCATTCTCTCATCGTAGAGCTCCCTCTCGACTTCAGAGACCATATCATGGACAGACTGTTTTCCCGTTTCCTTGCACATCGCTGCAAGATTCATCAGAAGGTTTGCCATCGTTCCAACTATCTGAGTAAAATAGCTGCCGCTAGGTATACCTTTATTCTTACGAACAATTGTACCCTCTGCGGTAATCATCACGGTATTCACAAAGTTGTAGGCCACCCAATCAATTTCGATCCAATACTCTTTGCTAAAGTACTTTTCTTTCAGAATGTTAAAACATTCAAATATAAGCCATGCTGGTAGATGCATGTCAAATTTTGAAAAATCCGTACTCAGCCAGTTTTTATTCCGTCTCCACTGCCTGATTAACCACCTCTGCTCCTCCGGGGATTTGCCACCCGCATAAGACGAGCAACTCCTCTTTAAGAGTTCGTAAACCGGTGATCCGAATTTGGCCTCAATGAGACCAGTTCCTCCATCAACGCCCTCCACCATTCTGTCCTTCATCGTAAAATCAGGATTGTAAGATCCGTCATCTTTCAGCAGATTGCCCAGCTGCGACCGATGATAGCACATGGTAGGTACGAAGATTTCAGCGAATGGTTTTCCAGAGTGAATCATCTCTAGAATCCGGTGGGCGACATCAAGACATACGTCCTGATTGTCCTGTTTAGTACCACGTCCAATGGCACCAGCTGCACCTCTTTGATTCGAAAACAAATTAATGCTCTCCTTATCAATGTCCCTTGGTATAAGTTTTGCATTAGGCAATATTTTCGAAAGCAGGACACGTGCTGCCCTTACCGACTTTGTTCCCCGCGCGTCACGTACCTTGGCATCAGATACGAATTCAGCAACGGTGTCCATCATCGCTTCCTTGTGATAGAACTGTTTAGAACAGCGCTCATCTTTGACTGAGTCGTGAACGACCTTCATCACACTAGAAGGAAATAGTGTACTGAGAGCATCATACAACTTTCCGTCAAAAACGTACTTTTCGTAATCTGCTTTTACGACCATTCGGTGGGCTAGTTGCTCCCGTTGTTCCGGGGACAGAACGTTACCCATAAGATCGTTACGTTTACGGTTATCCAACGTGGACCAACCCCTTTCATAGTAGTTCTCAGCGTATCTACCAATTCAGGGAACCTCTAATCAAAAGCTCAAACCTCGATCAAGGGAAATCAAGTCGCCCAAGAATAGAAAT